TACAAAGTGAATCAGATGCGGAGGCGGCACTAGCACAAGTACAACTGGCTTCTTTGAATCTGAATAGAAGATTAAAGACAGAAATCAACTCATTAGAGCGTGAGATTGAAACGGAACGAAAACAACGAGGGGCTGCGCAATCTGAGAGGTTAAAGAAAGAAGCTGCTGAATTACAAGCGTTAGCCGACCTTGAGTTTAAATTAGCGGGTGAAGTTGCTGCTCACGAGGTTGAGATAGAACAACAACTAAAAGATTCTAAGATAGCCCTAATGGAAGAGGGCGAAGCAAAAGAGGTGGCATTAGCTAAACGAGCTTTAGAGCGTAGGCTTGAGGGAATCATGGGGGCAAGTAAGACGGAAATAGACCTTAGAGCTAACCTTGAAAATGTCGGTCTTATGGAGGTTCAAGCGATTAGAGATAAGTACGCACTTGAAAGCCTAGCCAAAGAAACGGCAGCAACTAAGGCGCGTGTCGATATGCAAAAGAAGGAAAAGGACGCACGGCTTGCGGCTGCTTCTGGAATGATTGAGGGTCTTGGTGGGCTAGTTGAGGCATTGGGTAATCAATCAAAGGCATCGGTAGCAATACAGAAAACATTGGCAATCGCTCAGATAGCAATTGACACAGCTAGAAGTATCAGCGCGGGTATCGCGGGGGCTACCACGTCAGCAACAGCAACAGGCCCTGGAGCGTTTGTTGCCACTCCTGTTTTCATTGCCACAACAATAGCAACCATTTTAGGGGCGGTAGGTTCTGCGGTTGGTATTCTTAATTCTGTTCCTGGAGGTGGTGGTGCAAGTGTGCCAAGTATTAGCGTACCAACTGCATCGGCTGCACCTTCATTTAATCCAGTAACGACCAACACAACTGAGTTAGGTAATACTAACGCGGCTGAACTAGCACCAATACAAGCCTTTGTCGTTGAGACACAACTAACAGGAACTCAAAACGACATTAATCAGATTGAAGGGCAGGCTACTTTTGGAGGTCCAGAATAAACAAATACGACATTAAGCTATTTAACAGTATGGAAAAGTTCCCTTTGATTAACATGACAATTGACGACCACGAAGAAACGGGAGTCGATTTTATCGCATTAGTTGACCAACCTGCTATTGAGCGCGAATGGATGGCGTTTAACAAGCAAGAGCGAATAGAGTTCAAAGTAGAAGATGAAGAACAACGGCTAATAATGGGCGCAATCATGGTCGCTGACTTGCCTATTTATAGGCGCGACGAAGAACACGGAGAGTATTATGTGCGATTTAGTTCTGACGCAATTAAGAAGATAGTTCACAGGTACTTTAAGAATGGATATACATCTAACGTCAACCTAGACCATACGACTAAAACGGACGGGGTTTATCTAGTTGAATCATTCATAATTGACGAGCGCAAAAGAACGCCTGAAGGGTTTAGTAAGATACCTAACGGCTCTTGGTTTGGAACTATGAAAGTAGAGAATGACGAAGTATGGAAGCAAGTTAAAGACGGAACATTTAGAGGCTTCTCAATTGAGGGAATCTTCACGGATGAAAGCCAAAAAGACCTAGACAAGCAATTGATTGACCAAGTTATTAGGGTACTATCAGAGGCGTAGTTAAGCACAAAGTGTAACAGGTTTAAATTATTGCTATGTATTAGTATAACAATAATTGAATAATGGAAAAGACACTAAGAGAAAAAATTACTGCTAAACTTTCGGCAATCAAGAAAGTACTAGCGGAGGAAGAGAATCCTGAAGAATCAGTACAACTAGAAGACGTTAAGAAAGTTGACGGAACTATTCTAAGAATTGAGCCAGCCATTGAAGTAGGCGCAACCGTACAAGTAATCGGAGAGGATGCAGAATTGATTGAAGCTCCAGACGGTGACCATGAACTTGAAAGCGGAGACGTAATCAAAACAGAAGGAGGAATCATTATCGAAGTTCTTGCTGTTGAGGGTGAGCCTGAAGCGGTTGTTGAGGAAGAAATGAGCGAAGAAGCTCCAGTTGTTGCTGAAGCACCTAAAGGACTTAACGTTGAGGAATTGACCAACAACGTAATGAACAAATTGAACGAGGCTATTGTAGCTAAAATCAATAATCTAAAGTTTGCTTCTGTAAAAGAAGTTGAGGCTTTGAAATCTGAGAATAAGGTTTTGAAAGAATCACTTACAGAAGTAATCGACCTAATGCAAAAGTTCGCGGGTACTCCAACAGAGGAGCCTAAGAAGAAAGCATACAATCCTTTCGCAGATAAAGAGCCTAGCAAGTTTGACTTCTCGAAGGTTCGTCAATCATTGAATAAGAACTAAAAAAATATAAGAAAATGAGTTTTAACGTATCAGCACTTACTGACTACACCGCAGAAAATCAATTTGAATTGATGACTGCTACTGTGTTGGGTGCAAAAATGATGTCTTTGGCTACAGTAGTGCCAAACATCAAAGGAGCTTCTAAGCTACCTCAACTATCACAATCGGTTATCTTCCAAGATGACGCTTGTAGCTTTGCTGCTTCAGGTTCTACGGTGTTCACACAAAGAACATTGACTCCTGGAAAGGTTAAGATTAATGATTCATGGTGTCCTAAAGACCTTGAGCCGAAATATCTTTCTGCTGAAATGGCTGCGGGAGCGCACCACGAAACAGTGACACCTGACTACGTGTGGAAAGCTATCATGGCTGAATATACTAAGCAAATTGCAAGAGATATTGATATTGCAATCTGGAAAGGTGAGGACGGAATCGGAGCAGGAAACAACGGACATTGGGATGGATTTGTAACCTTGCTTTCTTCAGGCACTACTGATGCGGATAGCGGTAACACTATCACTGACCTTGGAGATGCTACACAAGCGGTATCTGCTCAGAAGTTGGTATATCAAGCGGCTGCGGTTGCAGGTCTTACTGAGTTCGATGACTTCAGAGTATTCGTTGGTTATGATGACTACGCTGCTTTGGTTACTGGTTTGATGAACTCAGGGCTTACCTACGGAACATACCTTAATGGAATGGGCGGTGCTAATGTAGACCCTAACTCTTCTGATGGTCTTAGCTTCCCAGGAACAGGATTGAGAGTTATTCCAGTTGTTGGATTGAACGGAACAAACAAACTTTACGCTGGACGTTTGAGCAACTTCTTCATCGGAGTAGATGCTGAAGGTGATTTTGACTCTTTGGAGTCTTGGTATTCTCAGGACGACAGAGTTGTAAAATTGGCTATGGAGTTCAAAGTAGGATGCCAAGTTGCTTTCCCTGCGGAAGTAATCACCATCATACCGTAATCGAATTAAACGGGGTGGCTTTCGGGTCACCCCTTAACCTATAAAAGACTAAAAAATATGTCGTGTCCATTAACACAAGGTTTCTCATTAGATTGCAAAGATGCAATCGGTGGAATCAAGTCTGTTAGGTTTGCTTCGTTGAGTCAGTGGGAGTCATTAGACCCTGCTTATGCAACGGGCGCGGTAACTTTCGCTTCAGCTTCTTCAGTGTTCTACAAATATGAACTAGACAAAGAAGAGTCCAGCTTTAACGATGACCCAACAGCGGGAAGTAACAAAGGAACAATTTACTATGTGCCTGCGGTTACTTTCATACTATCAAAATTAGACGTTGCAAAGCGTAACGAGATGCGATTACTTGCTAAGAATCGAGTGGTTGCAATTATCGAAACGCGGGAGGCTACTCCAACTTATTGGGCTATTGGTGTAACCAATGGCTTAGACTTAGGTACGGGAGTTGGTGGCTCAGGTGTTGCGGCTGCTGACCTTAACGGGTATACAATGACTTTTTCAGGGCTTGAACCTGACCCAATGGTAAACGTATCGTCTACGGATATTGCGAGTATCACAAATTAAGAATCTGTCTGTTTTGTTTTCATTAAGCCCTGTCTTCGGACGGGGTTTTTTGTTTCCTTAAATTAACAGAATCGGCGGTTCGCTATTTAATAGCATAAACTATTAACATGGCAACTACAATTACACCCGCAACTCTTACTGTAACAATCACGGAGTCCATTACTCTTGGAGGTATTGACAGAGGGCAAACACAAACGCTACTCGTTTCAAGCGTAACCGAAACAGATAACAGGATAGTAAACGTTGGAACGGCTGAAACTGATATAATCGGTTTTGGGTCTGCTAACGGACAAGGCTCATTCATTCGTACAGATGTTAAGTACATCCGAATATCAAACCTTGATGACACTAACTACGCAACTATCGGAGTAAGTAAGACGGGAGCAGATACGTTCTTCATCAAACTAGAGGCTGGAAAGTCCTTCATTATGGGTAACGATGACTTAGAAATTGATGCTTCTGGAGGTGCTTCTAGTGCTTTCGTTGAGGCTGACAACATTAGCGCAAAGGCTAACGGTGCTGCGGTTGACCTTAATGTATTTGTAGCATTAACTTGATACGCATAACGCAAGATAGTGCAAACAACGTTGTAATAACGACAACTGAAAAAGGTAGTGCTAGTCATTACCTGTTTCAGTTCTTTTCGTTGTCTACTAACATCAATGCCTATTGCGTAGCCGATGACACTTCACCCTATCCTGACCGATACAATGCGTTCACGATTACAGACCAAGCAAGCCCAACGGCAACAGATGGAGAGGTTGATTTGGCAACAGGCGAATACAAGTACTATGTCTACGCTAATAGTTCAAGTTCCAATTTAGACCCTACTGGGTTGTTGGAATTAGAATCGGGAATGTGTTTGGTAAGTGGAACGGAACCAACAGTAACTGAATACGATAACACGGCAACATACACCGTATACAATGGCTAATAAAGGAGATAGAACATTTGTAATTGATTTAGCGGCTCATAACGTGCCACAATTCAAAGAAGAAAGGTCAAAGGATTGGATTATGTACGGAGTGGAAGCACCCTACAAAAACCGATACCCTGACTATCTTCTTGACCTATTCAATTCAAGCGCAAAGCACCACGCGATTGTTAAGGGTAAAACTGATTACATTGTAGGTAATGGCATTGGGGTACGTGATGACGGTTTAAATACAGAGAATGTAGCTAGATTAAACCAACTAATAAAGTACCCTAACGGGAAAGAGGACTTAAATACGCTTCTCTACAAGATGGCTCTTGATTTAGAGATATTTGGAGGCTTCGCTTTAGAGATTATAGGCAACCAAACACATGAGAAGATAGCAGCCATTTATCATGCTGACTTTTGCAAGTACCGAAAGGCAAAGGATTTAGACGGGTACTATTACGCTGAAGATTGGAAGAAGTCACAACCAGAAGTTGAGTATATAGACGCGTTCGACCCGATGAAAGTAGGGGGTAAATCACTTCTTTACATCAAGTCATACCATCCACAATCACAAGCATACCCATTACCCGGGTATCTTGGTTGCGTTCCATACATTGAGATGGACAAAGAGATAGCTAACTTCCATTTGAACTCGATTAAGAACGGGTTTATGGGAGGAACTATGATAAACTTCTTTAACGGGCAACCAACAGAAGAAGAACAATACGCAATTGAGCGAAAATTATACGACAAATTCGCGGGTTCTGACAACGCTAATAAGTTGGTGTTGAACTTCAATGATAGCAAGGAGCAAGGCGCGGAGATTATCGCTTTAAATGGCAATGATTTTGACAAGCGTTTTGATGTTCTAAACGACACGGTACAACAAGAGGTATTTAGCGGTCACAGAATCACAGACCCGCAACTATTCGGAATCAATCAAGAGGGAATATTTGCGAGTAGAAACCAATTACGTGACGGCTACGAGTTATTCCAAAACACATACGTAAACGGGCGGCAACAATTCCTAGAAGAGGTGTTGAACGGGTTAGCGGGTGTGCAAGGATTTGAGCAAAGGCTATACATTAAGACAACCGAGCCGATAGGTGTAGGATTCAGCGAAGCTACACGGGCAAGCGTATTAACTACGGACGAGATTAGAATAGAGTTAGGTTATGAGGCTTTAGCTCCAGAACAAAAAGTAGTTGAGCAAAAATTAGCCGCACAAGATTTTGATGTAGAAATGAGGCTTTGCAGTCACTTTTCGCAAACGGGTTACGACCTAGACAAATGGGAGGTTGTGGGCGAAGGGCGGTCGGTTAGATTCGACTCACAAGAGCAATTAGAAGCGAACGAGTCCAGAGTTAAAAGATATGGCTTTGGCTCAGAAGCGTTTGATTTCGCAGTATTAGAAATCCTAAAGAAAACACCTACGGCAACGTGGGAAAGTATCGCTGCTCAACTTGAGACAACGATGGAAGAGGTGGTTATATCAATTCAATCACTTCAGGCGGCTAACTACATGACTATCGGTAGTGATGCCGTAGCGGGAGCAGCACAAAGGAGCGTAACGATAACCTCACAAGGAGAATCAGCACTAGCAACAGCCGAACCATTAGCAGTTACTTTCAAAGTGGCTTACAGGTACGTTAAAAGCGGTGAGGCTGCGGGGTCAGATATACTACCTACCACAAGAGACTTCTGTGTTAAGATGGTTAACGAGTCAAAGGTTCGAGTTTGGGATTCTGCACAAATACAACAGGTAGGAATGCAAGAGGATAGAAATGTATGGTTAAGACGTGGAGGCTTCTGGACTAGAAAAGGAACTAACACAACGACACCATATTGCCGACACGTATGGGAGCAAGTTGTAATTAAAGAAAAGGGGTAATCATGGCAAACGTTCTATTTATATCCGAGACTTTTCTAAAGCAGAACACTCAGGTTAGTGATAACGTGGATGTGAAGTACATTCGGGAGGCTATCCTTTGGAGTCAAGACACATTGATTCAAACCATAATAGGATCAACGCTTTATAATAAGCTAAAAACAGAAATTTCAGCGTCCACTTTGGCAGGTGTTTACAAGACCTTAGTAGACGATTACATTCAAGTAACATTAAAGCACTACGTTACGGCTGAATGTCTTGATATGGCGCACTACAAGATAACGAATAAGGGGCTACAAATACAAGATTCAGAGCAATCAGCACCCGCATCTAGTTCAAGACTTGATAAGATAGTCGAGAAGGAGAATAACAAAGGTGATTGGTATCGTCAAAGGCTAATCAATTACTTGTGTGAGAATAGTTCTAGCTATCCCGAATATGAAAACCCCGATGACGGTGTAGATGTTATACATCCATCAGACAACAACTACCGAACGTCAATATATTTAGGCGGCACATCTAGGGCGGAATCTTTGCAAGAAAAATATCGAGATGTCTAAAAAGAACGAACAGAAATTAAGAAACTACCTTGCTAACTCTCAATCAAATACACGCCCAAATAGTAACTCTGGCAAACGCCCACTTTCAAATAGCGGAAGTGGGAATGGGAACGATAGCGGAACTACAAGGGAAACCCGATAGGCTATACCCGCTACTTTGGCTATCTAACGAAGGCGGTTCGTTAGAGGATAACTACAAGGTTGATAATATTCGCTTGACAATGTTCGGGCGTGTTATCGCGGGTGAAGAGGGGCAAGACGATGACGCTTCAGAGATTGAGGTGTTATCAGATATGCAATTGATTCTACTTGACTTTCTGAACTACTTTCACCAACAACACGGTCAAGAATATGTTACGGATAAGGCTGCCACATTAGAACACTTTACAGAACGAACGAATGACAGAACAGCGGGTTACTCTTGTGTCCTTGAATTAAAGCAGTTCTACGATTGGAATAAATGTCAGATTCCACAAAGCGGAGCAAGCATTCCTCCAAGTGTTGACGGGTTAACTTTGTACGACTTTTGCGACCAAAGTGTTATAGACAGATTAACAGCCCCACAGTTAGCTTGTTTATCTGCGGAGTTTGGAGGTGCTGACGTAACTATACAAGTTGATGGTAATACGATAGATACAACGCCAGCAGGTTCTACTTATAGCTTTACGTCAAAAGATACTGCGGGAACAACGATAGGAACGATTGCAAACCCTTCTATAATTGCAGACACAAATATTCGTAATCAAGCTAACGATTGGACAGATACGGAATTAGCAGAAGGAACATACACACTAGGGCTTCAAAGAGTAATTGATTCAGATGGTTCAAATGTTGATACCGTAGATTATAAACCAATAGCAGACGGTGCTGTTTTTACGTGTACACCCGCAACTAATCCATCTTTAGCGGTTGCCTTAGACGTAGCTACAATTGAGTTTGGAAAAGACCTAACGATAACAGCAACTCCTACGGATATTACTCCTACAAATTATTACGCCTTTACGGAGGGTAGCTTGGGGTCATTGACCAAGATAGGCAGTCAAGCGGGTAATGTATTTAATTGGGCTGTTGATAGTGTACAAGGTGCTAATACAATCTACGTAAATGCTAACGATGGTAGTGCATCATGCTTTAACATTGTGGGTGAAGCGTTAACGGTTACAACGGTTTACATGAATAACGCCTTTGGTGGTGCTTTAGGATTATGGAGCGCGACAAAAAGAAGTGAGTTATTCGCATCTGCTTGGGGTAGGGTTAGGAGAAGTTCAGATAATGACGAGGCTGACTTTTCGCTATTAACTGGGACTCCTGAAAGATTTGATAACACTTCAATCGCCTCTAATAGTTCTCCCGCTTCACATGATGGGGATACGTTTGCAACGTTCATAGGTGCAACTAACGGATTCGTTCCTAACATCTATGACCAGGCGGGAAGTTCTGACGGTTCACAGACAACGGCTGCAAGTCAACCAAAGATTGCTACAACCGGAACAATCAACACCAATTCAGGTTATCCAGCTTTAACATTTGATGGTAACGATAATTTTAAAGTGTGGAATAACACAACTGCTCCAGTAGCGTATCAAGGACTAAGCGATGCAATAACAATTGTAGCATGGGTTAAACCGAGCGCGATGACTACTGATGTTGGGGCTGCATGGTCACCAACATTTACATTGGTTGAATTAAGGGTTAACTCTTCATCCTCAACCACTAAAGTACCGTTCAGTTTTGGGTTTGATAATAGTCGTTTACGTTGTGGGTTTACCGATAACTATACAACCAACGCGGAAAACGTTATCAGTAACTCAACATTCCCGGTAGGTAACATTAGAATGGTTGCGGTTACGATTAATGGCGATGTTGTGAAGCTATACGTAGATGGTTGTTTGGATATTGAACAAACGCTAACTGTAGCAACGGGAAATAGAAGCGTAGGTGCTTTAAATAGTTCCTTGATAATTGGCTCACGTTCACGAGATGGAGGACAGGCAGACAGCTCTTATTATTGGGGAGATGTGATGGACATGGCCATTTACGATAGCGTGTTGAGTGATGACTATATAAGCAAACTAAGAAGATATTATCTAAGCTGATGTATCTAATCTTATCACATAAAGAAGCGGAAATTCGCAACCTGGAGGAGGCTGCAAGGTTGGATATTAAAGGCGGCTCTATTTACCGTTGGGCAATGATTGTAGGCGATGAATTAACAGCCATAGACGTTGAAGATGGTGATGGGTTAACGGGTCAAGAGGCGTTAGAATGTGTTGGTGAGCTGCCAGTTGGCTTTATAAAAAACTGGAATTAGTAATTAATGAGTTTAAAATGTCATACGATAAAATGCACAGCGTTACGGAATATGTGAATGAGATACTTATAGCAGGTACGGGAGTAGCTACATCTTTAGTTGCGTGGAAACAAGGTCAAAAAACGGCTAAGACAAGTCACCTAGACAACGTTGAGAAGGCTATTGAGATTTGGGAGAACACATCCGATAGGCTGAACACGAGCCTAACGAATTTGCAGGATGAAATGGTTGAGCTACGAAAGAACCATAAAGACTGCGAAGAAAGCAAGATGCTACTGAGTGAGAAGGTAAATCAGCTAGAGAATACAATGCACAACATTATCGGAACGCCAAAGAATAAGCGCAAATGAGAGCCACACTTTGCCGCGAATACTACAAGGCTCAAACACATGGAACGCTAACCATTTACGATGAAGATACGGGTAAACAAGTGTTTAAATGTAGAACGCTTGAATTACCCAACCTTAATAACGAAAGGAATGTTAGTTGTATTCCAGAAGGTCACTACGATGTGTCTCCTGTTTATTCACAAACCTTTGGTAATATTTACGGAGTTGAGGAAGTTCCTGGACGTTCATTAATTAGAATCCATCAAGGTAACTACGCGGGGTCTATTAACCCTAAAACGGGGCATTCAGATATTAGGGGTTGCATATTGGTTGGCAAGGCGTTTGTGGATATTTCGGGAGATGGTATTGCAGACATTACATCTAGCAAATCAACGTTAAAAGAGTTGATGAAGATTGCTCCAGATGGTTTTGTTTTGGAGGTTACACAATAGCATCCCCATTTACATACATCCGATAGCAGAATAGTAGAAAGTAGTTTCTTGCCTTTCCTTGCTCAAAGTTTATAATTGTTCTTCTTGACACGCCAAACATTTTAGCCTTTTCGCCTTGTGAAATATTATTCACTTTTGAAACTATTTGTTTGACGTTGTTGTCGAACTCCGTTTCGTATTGCAGTTTATATCCTTGTAATTCAGTCATTTACGTTGTGCGTTTATTTTCACATTTCATAGCCAATTGTTGTATGCAAGTGCTACGTTCGTGAAGTCCGAAACACCTGTACTACTAATTCTTTTTCTTTTCTTTTTTCCCCACGCTCTGAATACGTTTCGTTTATTGCGTTTAGGTACTTAATCAAAGAGTCTATCGAATACCCTTTTACACCTTTCTCAATCGTACTTGGTAGGCTTGAGTGTATTCCTTTCTGCTCCAAATCGTAAGTAGAAACACCAAGCTCTTTTCTTAGGGTTTCTATTTGCTTTCCTATATCTTGCCTTACCATTTCTTTTTGTTTGGATTTCGCCTACATTCTACGCTCGTTGTGTCAATCTCATTTTTATACAATGATTTAATTTTAGTATAAGATTGAGCGTAAATATTTCCGCCAGATTCTGACTTAATTAAGTACTTGTTAAAATAACAATCCCAAGATAATCTACCACATTGCCCTTTTTCGTTTTCCACTAAATCACCTAAAAGGATAGGCTCTTTAGTTTTCCTATCCTTTATCGGTGTATATCTTTCGTTTATCATTAGAATCCGAATTTTTCTTTCATCATTATTCTTTTTGCTTTGTCCCATCCTTTAGTCCAGGCATCCATCAACTCGGTAGTCGAAGCTTCATTTTTAGGAGTTTCCCCTATTTTTCTTTCAGTTAACATGTTCATTAACTCTTTGCTTTGAGCAGGAACTCTCATAATTCCTTGTTCGTGGTTAATCATTCCGAAAGTCTCTGCTGTTATAATTTGTGAAGTTGTCATAATATCTTTTGTTTTTGTTCTCTACAAATATACGTAGATATTTTATACCTACAAACTTTTGTAGATATTTTTTCAAAATATTTTTTCCAACGCTCAAAAAAGAAAAGAAAAAGGGTACGTGCTAAACTTAAAGTTTGCGCTATAAAACCGCACCAGACACACAACAATACCTAAACCCAACCCTACGGGTCGCTACGCTTGTGTTTAGCCAAACCGTTGTATGATAAATCATGCGTTATCGCATATAATTTGGTTAATGAATGGTAAATCATACGTAAAAGCATATAAAAACTATACATACAATCTTCCGTTGTGCGTCAAAACTAAACCCTATCTTTGAAGTGTGAAAATTAATTCACCATCAATGAAAGGAAGCGAGAAAATACTAAGCGTTATAATTGCTATCCTAGTAGCTATTGTTATTGTGTTGAGCGTACTAAGGCAACAGTCAGAAGTTGAGATAGGCGCGACAGAATACGCTATAATTGAGCTTCGTAAATCTCGAATCGCGATGTACGATAATCAGATTGATTCGTTAAATAGAATTATTCTTACATTGCAAACCGAAAGAACAAAAATAGATGTACAAGAGTCTAAAGTTCGTATCGTTACCATTCGTGAAATTGATAGCATTGCTAGGTTGCCTTACGATGAGCAGTCAATCTATATCGCAAACGGTCTATCCTCACTTGACAGTATTAAACGGAGATACTTTAGCGGTCTTTAGCCTCAACCAATACGAGGCGGTTCGGTTTAGCATCGGCTACATTAGACATCTCCAGAAGCTCGACACGTTACACGTAGCGAAGGTTTACAACCTAGACGCGCAAATACACGTAAAAGATAATGTTATCGCCTTAGAACGCTTTAAAACGGCTGAAAACGAAGCTATCATTATGAACCTTGAATCAGTTGTCAAGGAATACAAGACAACTCGAAGAAGGCAAAGAATCAAATCAACATTCACATACATCGGTTTGGGTCTTATTGCGGGCGCTGAAGCGGGTGTTATAACATACCTTTTAATTAGATGAGCCTATATCATTCAAATCAAGGTATACGCGAAGAGATAGACAGGATTCTAAAGAGCAACGCTAAAAGACAGTCTAATCTAGGTACTGAATCTACTGAAGATGAAATATTCAGAGCGCGTAAACTTTGGGCGAATGACCTAATCGAGATAAGCAAACTAGATTCAGAGTTTGCAAAGGTTTTAGATCCGAACGAATAATGAAAGACCCTCATGGAGGAAATAAGCGCGTCCGTTTAAACGACCAAGAGCGCGAGGTAATAATGGAAATGCGAGGCGAAACCGTTACCAACATCAACGGTAACACCGCGTTAGACATACACCTACAAGAAAGAGGGATAAATAAAAAGGACGTTACAAGCGTTAAGCATTGGCAGTCAGCAAGTGGCGAACTACGGTTTTCAGTTGTAACGAAAGAAGGCAAGGTTACAACTTTAGAGCAACAATTCGAGCCGATACTAAAAGACCTTCAAAGCTATTCGCCAAAGTTTAAGAAGATTAAACGCGAAAAAGTAACAGACCCTCATTGCTTAATCATTGACCCTTCTGACGTTCACGTTGGTAAACTAGCAACAGTTAGTGAGACTGGTTCACATTACGATATTGAGAAAGCTGTATCACAAGTTGATAAAGGAATAGATGGAATCCTTAACAAGTCCTTCGGATTTAATATTGAAAAGGTAATCTTTGTAATCGGTAATGACTGTTTGCATATTGACAACCCAAGAAGACAGACAACAAGCGGAACACCACAAGACACTTCTGGAATGTGGCATGAGGCATTCATTGCAGCTAAAGAGATGTACGTTCGGGCGATTGAAAGAATACTACCTTATTCAGATGTTGAGATAATATTCAATCCGTCTAACCATGATTACATGAGTGGTTTTATGTTAGCTCAAACTATTGAGGCTTATTTCAGATGGTCTAAGAATGTGACCTTTGATGTATCAATAAGCCATAGGAAGTACACCAAGTACGGCAACAACATGATAGCCACAAGTCACGGAGACGGGGCTAAGTTAGAAAACACCCCTTTGTTAATGGCAACGGAAAACCCGCAAATGTGGAACGATTGCCACTTTAGATACATCTACTTGCACCACTTGCACCACAAACAGACACACAAGTTTATGAGTGGAAAGGATTTTATCGGGGTTACTGCTGAGTATCTAAGGACACCAAGTCCTTCGGATTCATGGCATCATCGTAATGGATATGTCGGAGCAAAGAAAGCCATTGAGGGTTTCATTCATTCGTTTGATAACGGTCAGGTGGCTAGGTTAACGCACCACGTATGACACGTTAGCCCAACAATCACCCCGTACCGTATCGGTAGTGATACATTACTTATTTAGAATGATTATAAACTACGTTGATTTCGTGCTTAAACGCAATTAATTTGCCTTATGTATTTCGTTTATGCGAAATATCAATTACTAAAGTGTATATTTGGTCTATAATTAAAAATCAATAATCATGAAAATTATAGAAACTGTAAAAACAGAAAGCAAAGCAAAAGAGATACTGGAAGCTAACGGCTTTCAGTTGTTTTCAAAAAAAGCATCTTGCCATTGCGAATGCGGAGAAACTGTGGCTCTATTCGGGCACGATAAAGATTATGACAGAGTAGCCTTAGTTGGTGTCTGTGAGGCTTGCGGAGATGACGAAGCAAGTCAAATTGATGTGTTGAATGTTTAACCAACAAAACAGATAAAAAATGGAAAAACCACAACTATCAACCGACCCGTTAAAAACTAGGGTGATTAGAAACATCTTAGGGAGTAGGACTAGAGCGCAATTAGAATCTTCTAAACGCTACGCTGAACTAGCGGGGCTGCAAGACGATGAACTCGTAAAAGAGTGGTTGCAATTCAAAAGAGCATTAATCAATAACAACTAAATAATAGACAAGATGAACAAATCAGAATCAATAACAGAACTAGCGAAAGCGTTGGTTAAATTTCACTCAGTAATGGGTAAGGTTTCAAAGGATGCTGCTAACCCGTTCTTTAAAAACAAGTACGCAAGCCTATCAAATATCATTGAGGCGGTCACCAAGCCATTAAATGACAATGGGCTTAGTATTTTGCAGCTACCAAGTATTGAAGGGCTTACAACGCTTCTATTGCACGAGTCAGGCGAATGGATTTCTTCGGTATCCGCAACTCCTGTTAAGGATGCAACCGACCCACAGAAGCTAGGTAGTGCTATTACCTACGCAAGACGCTATGCTTTGGGTGCAATTCTATCATTGAACATTGATGAGGATGATGACGGGCAAAAGGCGAACAAGCCAGCAAGACAGCAAGCACCAACACCTTTAGCCAAACCGATTGCAGCAAAGCCAACGGAAAAGAAAGTGATTGTTTTCGGAACTCCACAATTCGACCAAGTAGTTGAATGGATTCAAGGGGATGGGACTATTGAACTTGCCAAGAAGCATTATTCAATTTCCGAAGAAGTTGAGGACGCTATTAAGAAGGTTTTACAAGTTAAAGAACTAGGATAATGAAATCATTGACACAAAGGGTTAAAGAGTCAGAAGAAATAACGGAAGATGTTGCTTTAGAGATAGAATCAACAAGTCAGTTTAACATAAAACACATTAATTTTCTTGCATCAATGGGTGCTAGGTATCACAGAGAAACACGAACAATAGTAGGTATTGAAGAGTGGATGACAAACAAAAAGTATTAACAACAATGAAAAAAGAAAGACATAAGTGGGGCGAGTTAAAAAATACAAAATACACCCACTTTCAAAAATGTATTAAATGCCAATTGTATAGGTTCAACGCTTTGGGATGTTGGATGTACACAAAAGAAAACCCTGACTTAAATCCATTTTGTGAACACGTGATAAATGAAGGATGTAATGGGAGCGTCTAAGCAATTATTCATGGACGTTCGTATTAGATGCGAGATGTCAGAAGAAACCTTTTCAGAGATACCCGAACACCTAAAGGATGAAATGAAAATCAAATCAATCGAAGCGGTTAACTTCAAAGAAGTGTACAGAAAGGATGAGCAATGGCGAAAATTCAATACCTTAGTAGGCGATGCAATGCAAGCGCGTTCGGAATGGGAGGCAAAAATTAGAATAGCAAACAGATGACCGACCCAACCAAACAGATAACAGACCTCAACAAGTATGTTAGCAGATACTACTCTTGCAATCTTCAGGATGGCAACGAGCTATCCGAACTTCTGCAAAAGATTACGGGACTATTGTATTACCTTGAGAGCGTAAGATGCGAAACTCATAACCTTTATGAAGTCAATGTATTTGAGTTGGTCAAAGGTGGGGCAAGTGTAGCAAGGGCTGTCAATGAATCGAATGTAAAGTACCCTGAGATGTATCAATTAAGACGTATAATGGAATCGGGTTATCGAATAGTTGACGCAATCAGAACTAATATCAGCTATCTAAAATCAGAAAAACAACAATCAAATCAAAATTAGAACCATAACAAATGAGCGAGTTTAAAGTAAAAGGAAAAATCAAAGAAATCATGCCAACGGAAACTGGAGTAGCCAAATCAAGCGGCAAAGAATGGAGCAAGTTAAACTTCATTGTCAGCAATGACGAAGGCTATGAGGGGCGGGAGCAAATCTATTGCTTTCAGATATTCGGGCAGGAACGAGTAGATAAGTTTCTGAAATTCAACACCGAAGGCACTCAGGTAGATGTGAAGTTTGACATTCAAGTCAACGAACATTCTGGAAGATACTTTACCAACCTATCAGCGTTTCACGTTGCATCAGGCGAAGCGGTGGAGCAAGCAAGTCAAACGCCAGCACTTGAAGAGCAAGAAAGCGATTTGCCATTTTGATATGAGAGATTTATTTCAAAAAAAGTATTGGTCATGGCGTGGAAGGTGTGGAGCATACGCGAAGCATCACGGGCTAGATGATAGACTTAAAAGAATGAATGTGATACGTAGTTTCTATTGGGAAATGTCATGGAAAGGAACAAACATTGAAGGCGTAAAAGAGATTTGAGAGCAGCCCGTGTAGATTCTAATCAAAAGGAAATAGTAACCGCCCTGCGTAACTGTGGGGCGGTTGTTTTTCACGTCCATACCATCAAGAATTTCTTTGATGTGTTGGTTGCATACAATGGTAAGCTGATAGCCATCGAGATAAAGGATGGTACACTAAACCAGAGCGCGCGTAAGCTAACCGAAGGCGAACTAAAGTGCAAGGCTGCACTTGAATCAGTTGGTGTTAAGTACAACGTGGTTAAATCAATAGCCGAAGCGTTGGCTTTGCTTGTATAATGTCCAGTTTTTACACTAATAAACTGGACAATCAGCGTGACCAATCCCACACCACCAAAAGCGTTCACGAAATGCACGTGTTCATGTTTTGTGAACAAGGTTAAAACGTGAACGCCTTATTTAGAATCATTCTAAACTACCTTAATTTTGCAATAAACATTTCGATTAAGCGAAATATCTAAAAGTAAACTGTATATTTGGTCTATAATTAAAAAACAAAACGATTATGAAAACTGAACTAACACTTGAAGACATCCTAAACAGCGAACTAATGAACGGCATGATTGAGCAAGAAGATAAAGAACTTGCCGAAGCTGGTTGGACTTACAAAGAAGTTAAAAGCCTTGCAGATTCAATAGCTAAGAAATAATAACCAAACGGGGCAACCATAAGAACGCCCCACTTTAAAAACAAAAACATGAAAACAGTACAATTTATTCAAGAGCCTAAAAACGGAGATGTGATTAAGGTCTATGACAATGGAAGTTCTTACTTTTCAATATGCAAAGGCGTTTCCGTAAAGGAAAATGATAATACAATTAGACAGGTTGCAATTGTAGAAAGGGTTAATAAGGTGTTTGAAACCTCTCAATGTGATTTCTTTTTAGGTTCAGAAAAAGTAATAGAGCGCGTACAAACACAACTAACCAAATGACCCTACACCTAAACACTCCTAAAGCATACGATGTCATTAACGACATGAAGGCTAAAGGAATCAAAGCAACCGTACTGATAGCAGATACTGGACTATCCAGCTGCACCTTCTACCGATTCATTAACGAGCAAGGCGGCAGCAGCCAACGGACAATTCAAACGATTATCAACTACGTAAACAATTACAAACCATGACAACTCACACAATCACCTGGAAAGGCTACGAGCTTAAAGTAACAGGAACTACGGACGGTCACGATGCCGAAATTGATTCCATCGAAGGCATGGATATAGTGGACCTGCTACTCACCTGCGACGGCAATTCATGCAATGAGATTACAGAAGCATTCGCACAAGCTGAGCAAGAAGCTAGGAACGACTACCACGGAGCCGATACCCTTTGGGAAAGAGATAATTAACCTTTAAAAACAATAGACAAATGAAACGATACGCAGTTACGATAGACCTTTACATACACGCTGAGAATGATTCAGATGCAATCAAACAAGCCGATGAGATAGCCGAGAAGCTAAGAAGCAAAGAAGATAACCACGCCTCAGTCTTGGAGATTTGGGAAAACAAATTCGGCTCTTTAAATCACAGATTAGTAAAATCAGAATCATGAGCTACTACAACACAACAAGCCTCAAAGGTGAAGAACTCAAAACGAGCGAGTCTAAGGCACTAACACAAGATGAAGAGGTACTTAGACTATTCAAGACGTTTGACGCGCTTACACTTACTCCAGAGCGATTACACAAGCACTTGATAGAAACAGTTGGTGGTAAATGGGAACGAACCCCAACCACAAGTTTGAGGCGTTCTTTTTCTAATCTGAAGAACAGGGGCTTAATCGAAAAGACGGAGACAATGGTAAAGGGTAACTACGGTAAGCCTGTTAACACTTGGAAGCTAGTCAATGTCTAGCATCACCTTCATCATAGCCCGTCAACTCCTGGATGACAAGCGTTCTGAAGTGCTGTCTAGGGTTAAGTCAAGACCTAAAGAGATGACGCAAACGCACCACGCTGGAATTAACAAGGAAGTACTCCAAGAAGTCAAGGCTATTAACGATGAACTTTGGTTGCTTAATAATTGGTAAACTGATTAGATAATGCTTGCAAGGTTTAAAAGATTAAACTATATTTGTACCAATGGAATCGATTAAGGTAGATAAGACAAAGCTGAAGACCATTAAGAACTACGCTGAATACGCTGGTCTAAGCGTTCAAGCCATCTATAAAATGGTTCGAGAAGAACGGGTAAGGGTTGAGAAGATAGATGGTGTAACATTCATTAGAGTGTAATTTTTTTTGAATAAGAAGTATAAAAATTTAAACCTTTTAACATGACAGTAAGAGAGCAAAAAGTAGAGTTCGTGAGAATGAAAGAGTTATTTCAAAACACTTGCGTAAGGTGTGAAGGCAGTAGTGGATTAGTTAACGTAGAGAGAGACCATATAAAACCAACCTATCAGGGGGGTATTAACGAGCCTACTAACTGGCAACCCATTTGCGCTAGATGCAACGCGAGCAAGGGTGCTGAATCCATAGACCACAGGATTTCTTTTGCAGCGAATAGAGGTATTGTAATTCCTGAGAAATGGCTTAAAAATAAATTGAATGGATAATTTACAATGGTTTAAATTCAGCCCATCCGATTGGATGATGGGGCGAATACAGCGCCAACCACCACAAGTACAGGTTGACTTTCTTAGGCTCTGTTGTAAGTACTGGCAGAAGGACGGTGTAGTGTCTGTTGAAGACGCTGAGATTGAGGCGATGGATAGTTACGACACGCTAGTTAAATACAAGGTTGTCAAGGTAGAAGATGATTCAATTGTAATTGATTTCTTAGATGAGCAGCTAGAGTCTTTAGAGGGGAAACGAAAGCAAGCGTCTGAAGCTGGTAAACGTTCAGCTGCCGCAAGGAAACGCAAGAAAGAAACCAACGACCGTTCAACGACCGTTGATAAACCGTTGAACGAAAAGGAACAGAGTAGAGAAGAAGAGAATAGAGAAGAAGAGACAATACTAGAAACGGATTTTGATTTGTTCTTTATGGCATACGGAAAGAAAGTAGATTTAATACCTTGCCAACGTGAATGGTCAAACATTGATAAAGCTGAACATCAAAAAATATTAAAGCACGTTCCGAAATACGTTAGCGCAATCCATGATAAGAAGTACTTGAAAAGTCCTCTTAAATACCTAAAGGATAGAACTTGGTTAGATGAAGACCTGCCAAACGCAAAACCAAAGACAGAACGATTTATACCAACACCTCCAAAGATTTACTAATGAGCATTGAAAAACAAGTTATTGGAACACTGATTGCGTTTCCTAATCAATACATTGAGGTTAGTGAATTACTTAACGACAATTCATTTACTGAACCTGAAACAAAAGCAATCTTTGAGACATTCGTAAAGCTATTTAGCGAGGACGCAAACATTAGCGCGTCACTAATTCAAGAGCGACTACTTAAAAGCAATTGCAAACTTGACGTAACGTCCGTTATTGACTTCTTAGATTCTGGAACTTCATTTATTGAGCATTGCCAAATACTAAAGGAAAAGGAAATAAGACGGGAGCAGACAACACTAGCATCTGAACTACTCTTAAAAGCTAACGACAATACACTAGACCCGTTTGAAACTAACGACTTTCTAATGGAGCAAGCGGAGCGCGTTGTTTCGATGGTTGACTTTGGGAAAAAGAACAGCAACAAGGAATTGATAAAGTCTGTTACTCAAAAAATGGAGCTTGCTCAACGTAGCAATGGAATGACTGGATTACTAACGGGCTTTACAGAGCTTGATAAAGTTTACGGGGGGCGGCAACGTTCGGATTTGATTATCAAAGCTGCACGTCCTGCTATGGGAAAAACAGCTCAGGCACTTTGCGAAGCCAAACACATGGCATTTAATGAAGGCAAGAAGGTTGTTTTCTTTAGCTTAGAAATGGGAGCAGAACAACTAATGCAAAGGCTTGTAAGTGTTCACACTGGAATCCCTTTAGGAACTATTAGAGCAGGTAAATTAGACCGATTACAATGGGATAAATACAATCTGAATGCTGACTACCTAACGAGTGACAATCTAATTATCGTTGATGACGTTTACTCTTTGAATGGTATTAGAACGCGATGCAAGAAGCTGAAGATGTTAGGCAACCTGGACGCGGTTTACATTGACTATCTTCAATTGATTAACCACAAGGTTGGTGTAGGTAGGTCTAAGGAGCAAGAGGTTAGCGAAATATCAAGAGCATTAAAGATGTTGGCTAAGTCGTTAGACGTTCCTGTTGTTTGCCTTAGTCAACTTTCAAGAGCAGTAGAAACAAGAGGGGGTACTCACAAGCCGATGTTGTCCGACCTTAGAGATTCTGGAGCTATTGAACAAGACGCTGATATTGTGGAGTTCATTTTCAGACCAGAGTACTATGAAAAAGAGGATGAATCTTTACACGGAGTTGCTTATGTGATAATAGCAAAACATCGTAATGGAGCTTGTGGAGATATTGAATTAACCTTCAAACATGAATGCACTAGGTTTGAGAATGTACAGGCGTATTCAGTGCCTAAAAACGAAAGCATTGAAAGTGTTATGAAACCATCTAATAACTTTGAAGAAGCACCTTTCTAATGGGAAAACCAAGACACATAAGCGAGATTATTAAAGAGATTTTAGAATCAATAGAAACAAGTACAAACGAAAACCAAACAACATGATACCATTAGCGATAGTATGCACATCCATAGTAGTGGGGCGATTGATTCACCTAATCATAACAGATAACTAACAACAGACAAATGACACAAGACGAAAAAAATAGAATCATTGAGATACTGAAATTCCATAGCGGTATGATTGGCACCGATTCCGAAGAATGTAAAAGGCTAATCTCACAAGTGAAACAAGTAACCGTTACGGATAGGAACTTATCCCTTGACCAGGACATACAAAACGAAATGAAACGCCTCTGCGCTTTGATAGGTTACGAGGTTAATACAGATACAAACAAATCTAGAGAGGGGCATAGCGTACCAATGCGTGACGCGGTAACTAAGCGCATTGTTGATGTGTATTACAGTTATAGTAAGTTGCCTAACGTTGTAGGTAGTTTCTTCGATAAGGATAGAACAACGGGAATCTCAATGATAGCAAGGAGTAAGGTTAGATTCGATACTAAGGATGCACTATTCATGCACCACTACAATAACACTTTAGAATCTGAAGCAGCATGAAAGTATTAATCAGCATTGTCGTATTCGTGATTGACGTGGCTATGTGGTTTAACTTTTACGAGAGAATTGATTAGATTATTTATATATTGCATCCGTGAAAGAGACAATGTGCAAGCACGTTATAACAGACCCATCGCTAAAATCGTTGGCTTATAATCTTGTGGTCAAGGTTAACAACGGGCGGGAGTTGAGTATAGTACCTCTGCGCGAAGACCTACTGCAGGAACTAGCTTTGATAATCTGCGAGAAGACAGAAGATGAACTAGCTAAGATTCACGGATACTTCAATTTTTGGTGCGTTAGAACACTAATCAATATGTGCGGTAAGCGCGGTAACTTTACCAAGAAGTATGCAATAAAGGATTTGAATTATGAGGATGCTAAATTTGATATTGAATCAGAATACGATGGAAAGGTTGACGAGACACTTGATAAACTGGACAAGATATTAACCGGAGTTCATTGGTACAAGCGTGATTTATTCAAGCTATACTTAGAGTGTGGAACGTTCAGGGCGGTTGAGGATGAGGTAGGGATAAATTACGTAAGCGTTTACCACACGATTAAAGATGTCAAGAAACATATAATCGCTAGCTTATGATAATTCAAACGACACTAGCAGCAATGTCAACAGCGGTCTTCGCTATGGCGGTCACTCAGTTCACTAAGCGAATAGGCTGTAAACCGTTTAACTGTGAGTTGTGTATGACGTTTTGGATATCGTTGTTAATTAGCCTAATGGCTTTTAACTATGTTTTGGATGCCATTACATTTGTAGGCATCGCAGTATTCACCCGTCAACTATTGTGGAAGGTATGGGCAACGATGTTTTAACAGAAGAAGAACAGACGTTCTTAGCTGCCAACGCTGAACAGATTACTCAGTTTGCGGGGTCATTATTCGCGGGGTCTATTGACATGGATAGGCGGGATATGTATCAACGATTATACTTTAAGGCGGGAGGCAAGCAAGAGATTTGTTATACTTGTGGAGGGTCGCTTAAACATTTAGGAATGAAATTAGAGGCGACATGGCTTTAATAGCAATGGCGGTATTTGATACCGAAGAAAACAATCGGACGCAATACACCAAGCGAACGCTCGAATGTTTGATGGATACGGTTGATTTAGCATTCCATAGAATACACGTAATTGATAACGCTTCTTGTAAGGCTACTAAGCAAGTGCTTAAAGACTTTGAGCCACACATAACCGTACACACCAATGGACAAAACATCGGAACGGCAAAGGCGGTTAACATTGGATGGCAACATAGACAACCAGGTGAACACGCTATCAAGATGGATAACGATGTAGTGATACATTCTAAAGGATGGGTTGAAGAAATGGAGGAGGCTATTATGTTAGACTCTAAGATTGGTATTGTGGGTCTTAAACGTAAGGATTGTTGGGAGAAACCAACCCACGAAAACCCACACTACAAGTCAACTCTTGAACTATTAGGAGGCGTTAACCACAAATGGATTCCAATCGAAAAGGTTAATCATGTGATGGGTACGTGTCAGATGTTTAACTCAGCGTTACTAGATAAGATAGGTTACCTTTACCAACCTAGATTGTACGGCTTTGACGATTCTTTAGCCGCTATCCGTTGTCAGGTCGCGGGGTTCTATTCCTGTTTCATTCCCCACATTGAGATAGACCACATCGACACGGGCGAAACGCCGTATCAAGGATGGAAAGAGAAACACTCAGGCGAAGACATGGTTGCTTTCAACCAAATTAAAAACGCTTACCTTAACGGAACTAAACCAATATACTGTGATAGTAATTACTAACATCTACGCACCCAACAACCGTACTAAAAAGATGGTTGAATCATTCGAGCGTTTTGGATATGAAATGGCAATACTTAACGCTGAATGGCCTAACGGTAGAATATTTAACAACCTAGCGCAATGCTACAAGAGGGCTGCAACAGGTCATGAAACATTCCTTTATTCAGATGCTGGAGATTCATTCTGCCAAAAGCCCTTCACCGTCCCTAATGACCGTCTAATCTGGTCAACTGAAAAGCATTGTTTTCCACACGTTGAGATAGCTAAAGAATATCCAAACCCACGTACTAAAACGGATTGGAAGTACTTAAACAATGGAGGGTACTGTGGTTCATTAGAGTTGATGAATGAGTTTTCAGACAAGTACATAGGCAAACTAAAGCTAGATGCCAACTGTCAGCACGAAACAATGGTTGCATTCTTACAAGCTAAGAAAGATGGATTTCCTATCTACCTAGACTACAAGTGCAAGATATTCCAGACGATTGCATTCGACCCTGCCAAACCTAATAAGGGTGAACCAATCGACAGAGCAAGTTATTCTATTCACCGAGATGATAAAGGCAACCCAACTTACACCGGAACAGACTTTAAGATTGTGAAAGGATTAGTAGTAAACAAGATGACTAAAACAACCCCGTCTATCCTACACGGTAACGGGCAAACACCGATGGAATGGATTTACCAATTATAATACCTTGCTTCTTTTATACTGAAGAGTCAGTTGAAGCTGAAAAGGTTGCTGAACTAATAGGAAAGGAACTAGAAAACGATGCTCACTTTTTAGTGCAAGACGTTTACTTCTTCAATATAACCTATGTGTGTTCTCACCCAAACAATACTAGCACAATGATTGGAACGGCAAACGAGGACTTTAGAAGTCCATTACCTTTGGATAAAATACTAGAACTAATAAAATGAAACTAGCAATAATAGGCGCGGGTGGTTTCGGGCGAGAAGTCTATCACTCATTCAAACAGAACTTTACAGAGGTTCGCTTCTACGCAGAAGATGAATACGCGGGAGGCATGGTTAAGAAGCTATCTTCATTCGACCCGACCAAAGAGAAGGCTGTAATCGCAATAGCCGACCCAACACAACGCCAACGGATAGCTGAATCAATGCCAAAGGAAACTAACTTTGCAACGCTTATACATCCGTCCGTTATTATCATGGATTCGATTACTATCCTTCCAGGTACTATCATTTGTGCTAATTGCGTACTAACCACAAACATTAACATCGGGAAACACGTTCATCTTAACTTAGGCACTACGGTAGGGCATGACTGTATTCTAAACAACTACTTTACTACTGCACCCGCAGTTAACATATCAGGCAACGTTACAACAGGTAGACGCGTTTACATAGGTACTAACTCTAGCATAAGAGAAAAGGTAGACTTAACGCATGACGTTACTATTGGCATGGGGTCTGTTGTACTGAACGACATTAAAGAAAGAGGCACTTACGTAGGATTGATTAAGTAATGGCAAAGCATAAGTACATAGAAACTCCAGAAAAGCTAATGCAGTTATTCAAAGACTATGTTCTGCATGAACTAAAGAATCCAATGTATAAGCGTGAATACGTGGGAAAGGATGGAGAAGAAAAAGACACTCCACTTCAAACGCCAATCACTTTCGAGGGTTTTGAATGCTACCTTTCTGAACTTGAAATCATTGAGGACTTAGGGGATTATTCTAGCAATAAAGATGGTAGATATGGCGAATATGCCACTATCATAACGCGCATACAGAAAAATTGCTATGTACATAACTTCAAAGGTGCTGCGGTTGGACTGTTTAACCCTAGCTTGATAGCTCGTAAGTTAGGTCTAACGGATAAGAGCGAAGTAGTACACAAAGAACAACCCTTGTTTCCAGACAATCCAGATGTATGACGTTCATACGGACAACCGCAATCAACAAGATACGGGCAATATCAGCGCGTAAGAAAGTAATACAAGGCGGAACAAGCGCGGGTAAAACGTTTGGCATTCTTCCAGTACTCATAGACCTAGCAACAAAGACAGAACGTTTAGAGATATCCGTAGTGTCTGAATCAATCCCTCACTTACGTAGGGGCGCGATGAAAGACTTTATCAAGATAATGATGGAGACAGGTCGCTATATTGATAGCGGTTGGAATAGGTCGTTACTAACTTACAACTTCGTTAACGGTAGCTATATTGAGTTCTTTAGCGCAGACCAAGAAGGACGGCTAAGAGGTGCAAGAAGAAACATCCTTTATGTAAACGAGGCAAATAATGTACCGTTCGATGCGTACCATCAATTAGCGATTAGAACAAGTAACGAGATTTACTTAGACTTCAATCCGACTGCTCAATTTTGGGCACATACAGAAGTACTACAAGAGCCTGATTCTGAACTACTCATCCTCACATACAAGGATAATGAAGCTCTACCAGCTAACGTATTACAAGACTTTAACAACGCAATAGTAAAAGCTGAAACATCCGACTATTGGAAAAATTGGGTGCGCGTTTATGTGAATGGTGAGATTGGGAGCCTACAAGGCGTTATCTTCTCCAATTGGAATCAATGCGACAAGATGCCTGAAACATGGAAATGGAAAGCATACGGGATAGATTGGGGATTCACTAACGACCCAACAGCCGTTGTCGAGGTATGTGAGTTTGACGGTAAGCTATGGATTAACGAGATACTATACGAGAAGGGATTAACCAATGCAGACATAGCCGACAAGCTGGACGGGTTTAGAGGTCAAGAGTTCATAGCCGATAGCGCAGAGCCTAAGAGCATTGAGGATATAAGACGTAGAGGATTTAGAATTAGACCATGTGATAAAGGTAGAGATAGCGTTCGTTCTGGAATAGATAAGCTACAACAGTACCCGTTAATGATAACAAGCAACTCAACCAACATAATCAAAGAGGCAAGGGGTTATACATGGGCAACGGATAGGGCGGGCAAGGAAACAGGAGAACCTATAAGCAACATGAATCATGCATGGGATGCAATTCGTTATACTGCAATGGAGAAACTAAAAGCAAGGTCGGGGCAATATTCGATTAGATAGTTATATTTGAACCATGAAAATAGGGATAGTATGCAAGGGTGAGGGCGGTGTTGATTACCATAGACTAATCAAGCCGTTCAGCCTAATGACAGAGCATGACGTTACACGCTGCGAAGGTGTCTCAGAAGATATGTTTGACTACAACTTTGACGTTGTGGTGTTCTCTAGGATTCTACCCATCAAGAAGCAGAAGGAGTTCATCCAGGAGCTTCAGAAACGAGGCACCTATGTGATATGTGACATTGATGACCATTGGATATTATCAAACAACCACGCAACCAAGAAGATAGGAGATGCTTTTAGGAAGTACTCTATTGACGCTTTGATGTACGCTGATGAAGTCTGGACAACTCACGAGGTACTAGGCAAAGAGGTAGGGCGGTTAAACAACCATTGGCACGTAATACCAAACGCATTAGACCCGAACGAACCAATGTGGCAACCTAAGACAACGTATGGCAATCGGATAGGATGGGCGGGAGGCATTACACACTTCCACGATTTGATGTTAACGGATGGTTGTTGGGGTGATACCACACCTGTGATATGTGGCTTTAACGAGCATCAAGAGTGGGTTAAGTTAGCCGATAGATTCAAAGCCGATTACATTAACGCTTTGCCAGTTACGGAATACGGTTATCTTTATGACCAATTCGACATAGCTATTGCGCCTTTGGAGGACAACAAGTTTAACACAATGAAGTCTAACCTCAAGATAATAGAGGCGGGAATGAAGGGGCTTCCTATCTTTGTTCAGAACATACACCCGTACATAGATGACGCTAAAGGAATTTTTAAGGTTAACGACTGGGCTACCTCTTTGCAAGAAGCATCGAATATGGAAACTGAATCCATCAAAGGATATGGTACTGAACTACGTAGGTATGTATTGGATAATTATGACATCAACAAAGTCAACAAACTCAGAACAGAAAGACTAAAATGAAAGTCAATGTACCTACATCGTGGGAGGTTATTACTCTAAGAAAGTACCAAGCTATCACGGCTCTATTCAAAGATGCTACAATCAAAGGTGAGGGGTTAGAAGGCGATGCCAAAGAACTACACGACTACCATACCGAATGCGCTCTCATATCTACCATTACGGATATTGATATGGATGACGTTCTATCACTTCACAGAGGCGCTCATAATGCAATAATGAATGAACTAGGTTTCTTATCTAGTCCTATCGTTGGCAAGCTGAAGACCCGACAAAAGGTTAACGGCAAACGTTACTACTTTGAGAATAATGCTAAGAAGATAAACGGTGGGCAATGGATTACCATAATGCACTTCTTAAAGGATGAGAAGAAGGTAGATGACAACCTGCACAACCTATTAGCCTGCTTCACAAACAGACGTAAGTGGTACGAGCGCAAAGGGAAGTACGAAGGCAAGATACATGACGAGATTGCAAAGGAACTTCTAGACCTACCTATCACATCAGTAAAACCATTGACCGATTTTTTTTTGAAGGATTGGCTCAAGTCCGTAAAGAATATGGCGGTCTATTTGGAGATAAAGGGGAATCAGCTGAAACGACAAGCGGAGCGTCAGTTAGCACGTTCCACTCGACCTACGGATGGCTCTACACAATAGATAGCCTAACCAATGGCAGACCCGAACTGTGGGAGTTCTACTTTGAAATGAATATCTTAGAGCTTCTGAATCGGTTAGCATATCAGAAAGCCAAGAGCGCGTACGAGCGTCAGCAAAACAAAAAGCGTTAGTTTACTATTTATTAGTATGGCGTTCACTTACAGAAAAACAGTCAAGGCACTAAACAACTCAATGGAGTTGATAGCCAAAAGTCTAAAGAGTAGATTAGAAGAAAACTTCTCGGACGCTTCTGGTGACTTAGGTAGCAGCATTGCAGTTTCGGCTATTAGTAAAAAATCGGGTTCTTTAGAGGTTAACATATCAATGCTTGACTATTGGGAGGCGTTAGATAAAGGGCGTAAACCTGGAAAGCAACCTCCAATTAACAAAATAAAGGAGTGGTTAACCTATCCAAACCCAAGAGCAAAACTAGGACTTGAAGGCGTTTCAAATGTCAACATTGCAGAGGTTAATTCTTTAGCATTCTTGATAGCTAGAAAGATAGGCAAGAAGGGAACTAAGGGTAACAACTTTGCGAGCGATGTATTTGATTCAAAAAAAGTAACTGTTGATTTACCAAACGCAATAGCCGATGCAGTATTTGAAGACTTAAATATTGTGCTAGATGATTTGGTTACAAGCATTAATTAGTACATTAGCAACGCCATAAGGCATAAACGGTGTACTAGAAGATTGGCTACTACACCCGACATAAACCCTGCAATAGTGCGGGGTTTGTTGTTTAAAAACATTTTGCGCTGATTGCTATTTAATAGTATGGCAGTAATAGTTCAATCACAACCAGAAGCATACGGACTGGCTCACAATGATAACCCGTTCGTATTCTTCTCCACAGCTTACACAGCTACACAACGGTTTAAAGTTGTTGTGTTGCCTAGCACCTACCCTACTGACCCTGCACTATCAACGGTTCGCGTTTATCCAAGAGTAGGGATAACAAGCGGTGGAACGGTTCAGCTCAATAAAGCGTATTACGACCCGTCTAGGATTCTGCAGACGCAAATGGCAGCGCAGGTATCAATACCATCTGCTAACCATGCCACGCTATTCACTGCGAATAACATCCACTTCGAGTATGCTCTATTTATCCAAGAAGAAGACTTAGTTGGAGGTGTTTATGTATTGGGAAGCTCATACATCTCAAGCATAAAAGGCGTATGGAATGGAGTCAGGAATAAGGTAGACTGGTTAACATTTGACTATACTGATTACGACATGAAGTCAAGTGTTGGCGGGAAGAAATTTCTTACTGACGCTCCACGAACTCAATACATCAACAGCAATCAATCTTCATTTCTATACTTCTTATCCTCAACAACAACCATAACAAGATTATTTATCAAGTCATATGACGCTAATGGCAGTTTGATTGTAAGTACACACATATCAAATCCAAAATCATATACGTACACAATGGCAGCGTGTGGCACGTATGACATAACCAACTCAGCACCATCTACATGGAACTCATCTAACGCAGCTGCATTCTTTAACGGTGCCGCTTACTATACTGTTAATACTTCAGGCATAGCTGATAATGAGATAGTCACATTCTACATTGATTCAAAATGTTCTAAGTACACACCTATTCGTTTACATTGGCTGAATAGATTAGGCGGGTTTGATAGCTTCAACTTCAATCTAAAGAGTACGGAGGACGAGGATATTAAACGAGCTTCATACAAGCAAGAAGAACACAACTTTACTGGTACATCTTGGGAGTACACAAAGGCAAGTAGAGGAACAACCGATTACCATATCCAAACCCAACAGAAGCTAACGGTTAACACGGACTATTTAACAGAAGCGGAGTCTACATGGATGAACGACCTGTTTACGTCTCCTGTAATTTACCAAGAGGTGAACAATGAACTCATTGCTATGTCTGGAAAGCCTAAGAGAATCAAGAAGCAAACAAGCCTCAATGACAAGTTGATGCAGTACGAGTTTGAAATGGACTATTCGCTAAGTAACAATAGACAACGTGGGTGATGTATTAATTGAGGGTAGGAGGTTAGACGTTAAAGAGGGGTTAGACTTCTCTTTCAATTATTCTATTGCGGATGTTCGCGACCCGAACAAGCGGTCAACTGAATATTCTAAAACAATTGTATGCCCCTCTACTCCATCGAACGATGAGTTGTTTGGTAATATTTGGGATGTGAACATTAACAACCCTTATGATTCTGCTGACCTTAACATTGATGTTAATTTCAATCCAAACAAGAAGGCAGAAGCAAGGGTAGTTTCTGATGGCGTGGAGGTGATGGTAGGTGTTGTTCAGCTTAGAACTATATCTGTTGTGGATGGCAAGATGGACTACGAGGTGGTGTTCATTGGTAAGCTGAAGAACATATTTTCAACGTTAGGCGATAAAGCATTAAACGATGTTGATGAGGACGGTAGTGTATTCATTGACTTTAGCGACTTAGACCACTTCTTAACAGAACCGATAGTAACCGCATCATGGTCTAATACAACGGGTTATACATACCCAATGATTGACTATGGTCATGCGTTCAACTACAACAATCAAGGTCAAAGGATATACGATTTAGAGGACTTCAGACCCGCTGTATTTCTTAAGACGATAATTGATAAGATATTCAGTTATGCGGGTTTTACATACGATAGCACGTTCTTTGATTCTGCACCTTTTACTAAGCTGATAGTTCCGTGGTTTAAAGAGTCGTTCACGCTAACAGATGCTCAGATAGCAGATAGGCAATTCACGGCACAAAGCACAAGTTTACAGGATATAGGCGCGGCTACTGACACGGTTGTTATTAATGGCGATTCATTCACATATGATAAATTAGAGTATGCAGATTTAAGCGACCCTAATGACCTTTGGAACGCAACTACTAACGAGTTTGAGCCTGCTAACATTGGGTACTATGAGATGTATATTGATAGTGACTTTACTATTACTAAGATTGGTACCTCTGTTATTAGTGGTGTGCTTCCTGCTGCCATTCATGTTAAGCGGCTATCGGGATTAGTAGAGACTACTATTGATATAGTTGATTTTGATATTGACATTCCTGCGGGTGGAATTGGGTCTTCAGAAACAACCAACATAAGCTGGTCTACTAGTCAAGAATTGTTTTTTGTTGGTGATACAATATGGTTTGAGATATGGTTTTTGTCTAATCAATTTAACTCAGTAGTAGTTCCTGGAGACTTCACTATTGATATGGACGTAGGTTCTAACGCCTTTAACCAAGTAGCAGAGCAACAAGTGTTTGAGCAGTCTAACGTGTACATGAACAACTTTACTCCAGACATAGGAATGTCAGACCTACTCCTATCCGTGTTTAAGATGTTCAACCTTTACGTAACCGTTGACCCTATTAATGAAACTAACCTACTGATTGAAACCCGTAACGATTATTATGCGGGAGGAATCACAAGAGACTGGAACAAGAAACTAGCAAGAAATAAGAGGTCAACGATTAAGCCATTAGGTCTGCTAACGGCAAAAGAATACATCTACACCTATTCTGAGGACGATGATTACTACAACGCTAGATACCAGAACAACAAGGGTCACGCATACGGGAGAAGGCGTATAGATATGGATAATGACTTCTTGACCAATACAACAAAGGTTGAGATTGATTTTTCACCTACTCCATTGGTTAACGATGACGTAACTAACAGAATTATTGCTAAGATTTATGACGAAGATATTGAGGAAGGCGCAAAGCCTGTTGATATTAATACACGTGTTCTATACTTCAATAACGGATTAGTGTCTAACCCTCATTGGGTGCTTAGATACAACGGGGGCAATACAGAAGATACAAAGTATGTTTATCCGTATGCTGGACACTTAGACCATCCATTAACTCCAACACTAGACTTAAACTTTGGCATACCAACTCAGCTATATTATAGCGGGAACGGGTACACGGGAACATTGCAATACACGAATGCCAATCTATTCAACGTATACCACAGGGCTTATTTAGACGAGATTACCAATAAAGACTCTAAGGTGTTTCAAGGCGAGTTCTATTTGGATGCGTGGGATATTGATAAGCTAGACTTCCGCGACCAGATAATACTAGATAATTCTTATTGGAGGATTAACAAGATAACCGATTACAACCCCTTCAAAGAAGGATTAACAAAGGTTGAGTTAATTAAGGTTCTTGACGTTATTGAGCAACCCGTAGAAACATTCACGCTAGGTCGGCAAGGTAGTACTAATGGCGAACAATACCCAACCAACAAGCACTACGCCAAACTAAACAGAAACCAATTCCAATCCTTCAAAGGAAGTGTAAAGGGTAAGCGCAATAGAGTAAATGATTCTGCAACATCTTACAAGATACTAGGAGATAACAACTACATAGGGTCAGCTTCTAAGAACGTTACAATTTTAGGAAACGGGAACGAGGTAATCAACGGAGCATCTAATGTAGTTATAATTAACTCGGACAATCAGACGGTCGCAGCCGATAACGTAACGATTATAGACGGCAAGAAGACTTGGCAGAAGTTAGAAATAACCGCAGACCATGACGCAACAGACAGACAGATTCTTTTTGCTGACGCTTCTCCAGGAGCACTTACAGTAACGCTTCCATTGGCTGCCGATTCTAAGAATGTTTGGATAGCCGTTAAGAAGGTAGATAGTTCCGTTAATGTAGTGACAATAGACCCAACGGCGGGGATAACAATAGACGGTGCAGCAACACAAACACTATCAACACAATATGATTCAGTAGACTTCTATTGTGATGGTACAAACTGGTTTATAAGATGACATACATAAGCAACAAAGACTTCATTATTGAAGTGGTAAAAGGTAATGTGGCTGGACATTCATTAGTCCCAAAGCTAGGACAAAACCCCGATGTAGATACGGCTTCTATACCTGAAGACATTTGGAATTTAGGCGGCACTTACACAGGCTTTCCTACGGGTTCGCCTGAAACGGTTGATTGTGTTAGTACATCGGCAAGCGATACGGGCGTGTTGACTATTACGGGGCTTCAAACAAGCGCGTCTACGGAATACACAAGCGAAGACATAACGTTAACGGGAACTACACCCGTAACTAGTTCTAATTCTTACTACCGTATTCACACGGCTAGATATTCAAGCGGAACTTCAACGGGTTTAAATGTTGGAACGATAAGCGTTAACCACACCACGACAACGGCTAACGTATTTTTAAATATTGTTATCGGTAAAAGCCAATCTAACATGGCTGGGTATACAGTTCCTTCGGGTTCAACGGCTTACATAATTAACGAGTTTACTTTAATAAAGGATGGCGGTACAGCGGTTGACGCTGAAATAGCCTTTTGGATTAGACCATTAAGCGGCTCGCCAAGATTAAGGAGGCCATTATCTATAACGTCTGTTGTTGCTACTAACGGAATCGTGAAAGCGCCAATTACGGTAGGAGGCGGGAGTGACATAATGCCAAGAGTAACGGCAACATCAAACAACAATCTGACTATTGAAGTAGGGTATGATTTATTAATAGTTGAGGACTAATGGCAACAGATAAAAAGGTAATAGCGTTAAAGGTAACCGTAGATACATCTACAGTAAGCACAAGCGTAAAGAAGACTACTAAGGACGTTGAGAAATTAGGAGACACAACTAAGAAGGCATCCGAAGAGATGAGTTCGGGGTTCAAGTCTTCTTCTGAGAACGCTAAAGACTTAGGCGGGAAACTTGGCGGGGCTGTGGGTGGTGCGCTATCATTTGCATCGGGAATAAAGACAATGACTAAGGCTGCGCTTGCCTTTATTGCTACGCCTCTTGGTGCTGTTATCGCTGCCATTGTTGCGGTTGGTGCATTGCTTAAAGCGTTCTTTACATCTTCTGAAGAAGGTGAGCAAAAATTAAGAATAGCAACGGCGGCGCTATCGGCTGCATTTAGTGTATTCATCGACATAATTTCATCAGTAGGGGGGAAATTAGTTGACCTATTCACCAAACCACAAGAGACATTAAAGGACTTCGGGGAGTCAATTAAAAGCTATGTGATTGACAACTTTAAGTTAATCCTATCGGGTGCTACTAAGCTAGGTCAAGCGATGGTTCAACTATTCGAGGGAGACTTTGATGGTGCTGTTGAAACTGCAAAAGAGGGGGTTCTTGAACTAGGTGAGGGCATGTTAAAACTTAACCCATTAACAGCTATTCCAATAGCCCAAGCGAAAGCATACAAAGAGTTAGGTATTGAGATTCTTAACGATGTCAAGGCTGCGATGGAGCTTGAGGATGCAATGAATGGTGTCAAGGTAGCGGAGCGTGCGTTAGGTGTTGAGAGAGCTAAAACACTTACATTAATTGCAGAGGCAAGATTAGCAGCGGAGGACGAAACAAAGAGCGCACAAGAAAGAGTTGATGCTCTTAAGAAGGCGGCAGAGCTTGAAACCAATTTAACAGAAAAAGAGCTTGCCAATGCAGAGGAGAAGTTAAGAATTATTAGAGAACAAAACGCTCTTAGCAAATCAAACGAGGCAGCGTTACAAAGTGAATCAGATGCGGAGGCGGCACTAGCACAAGTACAACTGGCTTCTTTGAATCTGAATAGAAGATTAAAGACAGAAATCAACTCCTTAGAACGTGAGATTGAAACGGAACGAATA